GTTGTATTATGACCCCAAAGAAGGTGCCTACTATGACCCTCGCACTGACTTCTATGTGAGCCAGGAGGAAATGGATGCACTCAACCAACAATTTTACGAAATCTTAAAAAGGTAATACTTTTGTTATACTTTGCTTATGGAATGAACACCAACCGTGAGGGCATGGCTCAACGCTGTCCGGGCGCACTGAGTTTAGGCCACGCACGCCTGATTGACCATGCCTTTCGCTTTGCCATTCACGCTGATGTGGTGCCGTGCCTGGGTTCCTATGTGGACGGTGTGCTGTGGCGCATTGATCAGTTTCACTTGAATAGCCTGGACAACTTAGAAGGCTTTCCGTGGTACTACAATCGCGGACAATTTGCAGTGGAGCACCGGGATGGAGTGGTTGTTGCAGAGTGTTACTTTATGCAACCCGGCAACGAGGACAGCCTGCCCAACCAAAGCTATTTTGACATGGTAGTGCAGGGATATGAGCAACATGGTGTGCCTACAGAGCAGGTGTTTAATAGTGTATACGATAGTATTACATAACCCTCCAAATTGGCGGGACTTGACCAATAAATGGCAATCTGCTACAATAGAGACATACAAAGAAAGGTAGATATGAATATTCGTGTTAGAGCCGCTGTACAAACAGCAGGAATCATCGGAGCCGGTGTCGCTATAGCAGTAGCAGTTCAGTTAATACTAAAGTACACACCTATAGAACTGCTTCAATCTGCCATAGCCACAGCGGCCATTGGGGGTCTGGTATACTGGATGTATACTATAGTATTAGATCGATTGCAGTCGCAAGAAATTTTAGATAAACTGAATTCTAAAGGTTGACCAATAATTGCCAATTTGCTATAATACACACATAGACAGCAAAGTTCAACAGCACACAAAGGAGCCAACCATGAGTGCAATTCGTATCGTTCGCGGCGTTTACCGCAACAAGGCCATTCAAAACCAAGTGTTTACTCTGGTGAGTGGATTCCAAACTGGTGCCAAAGGTGGCTATGTCACCGTGAAAAATGATGGTACCTTTCCCAACTGCCCTGCGGCCATCCGTATCAAGGTAGACAACATTTCGGACATTGAGTATACTTCAGGAGAAACTGTGCAAGAAAACACTGTAAAATTCAAGCCCACTGTGGTGGCAGAGACAGACGAGCAAGCCATGGATCGTATCCGTGAGCGTTTTGACATCCTGCATGAGATGACCAAGGCCTGCGTGAGCGGTGACATCCGTGCAATGATTGTGAGCGGCCCTCCTGGCGTGGGCAAGAGCTACGGCGTTGAGCAAGAAATTGACAAGGCCTGCTTGTTTGACAAGCTGGCCAGCAAACGCCTTAAGGCCGAGGTTGTTAAAGGATCAGCCAGTCCCATTGGCCTGTATCAAACCCTTTACAAGTATTCAGATCCCAATTGTGTGTTGGTGTTTGATGACTGTGACTCCATTCTGTTGGATGACGTTGCACTGAACTTGCTCAAGGGTGCCTTGGACTCCGGCAAGAAGCGCAAGATCTCCTGGTTGTCAGACAGTCGCATTTTGCGAAGCGAAGGTATTCCAGACAGTTTTGAGTTCAAGGGTTCGGTAATTTTTATTACCAACTTGAAGTTTGATACCATGCGTTCGCAAAAATTGCGGGACCACTTGGATGCATTGCAAAGCCGGTGCCACTACTTGGACTTGACCCTTGACACCATGCGTGACAAGGTCCTGCGTATCAAGCAGATTGCCAAGGACGGTGTGTTGTTTGCAGACTACGACTTTGACGAGTGTGTGCAAGACGAGATCATTGCTTTCATGGACGAGAATAAGAATCGTCTGCGTGAGATGAGTCTGCGTATGGCTCTTAAGATTGCGGACTTGCGCAAGATGTCAGTGTTGAACTGGAAGCGCCTGGCAGAGACCACTGTTATGAAACCCGCAGGAGCCTAACATGTATGAAATTTGGGATGGTGACTTGTATCTGTACTCAGTGGACACTGAGGACGAAGCAGATGAACAGCTCGAAGCTGGCTTTACTGTGAAATCTTTAGAATACTACGGTGCTGGTGTTAGTGTCAAGCATCTAAATCTAGAATACTACGGAGCGTGACATGGAAAAATTTACAGTTATGATTGGTACGATTGTTCTTGCCCTTGTGGGACTTGTACTTCTAAGTTTCTTACTGAGTTGGCCTGTGTACATGCTGTGGAATGGGTGTTTGGTTGATGCAGTGACTTCTGTTAAGGAAGTCACGTGGTTGCAGGCGTGGGGCATCACTATCCTGTGCGGCTTCTTGTTCAAGACATCAGTCAACTCAAAAGATTAACCCTCCAAGGTTATCCCGGGCACTGGTTGGCTCCGGCCCGGGCTTTGTGGCAGGTACCCGTAAAACGGTACCTGTCTTTTTGACTTCTTGCGGCGGTAAGTATATACTGTTACAATGCCGCAACACCTGCTGATACATCTAAGCCAAGGCTTAACACTGCAATTTCAAATACGACCAACCCCTCTTGCCGAGCTATGGGTTGAGCGTATGCAAGCCCGCGGCAGTTATCCCCTGGATCATCCAGATAGATTTTACGGCTTTGGCTCTCAATTAGAAGAGCGCATTCGTGCCGAAATTATGATCCAACAATGTATCAAAACAATCAACCAACACACTCCTATTATCGAGCGTGAGTTTGATTGGAGCCAGGACAGCCTCAATTACTTGCACAACATCTTTGAACGCTATCACGGCCTGCTAGATCAACAAACATCTGAATACTGGCAAACTGCTCCGGTTCAAGTGCAACAGGCACTGGCCGAATTAAACTTGGCAGTACATAGATGCGAGACTGTGACACAAGGTGCTCGGCCAAGATTTGTTTGCACTTGGTTTGGCATGCCCAAGATAAAGAAACTTGACCCTGCTCAGTTGGCGCAATGGGGCGCGACGCAAATACAATTTGGAACTGTGTATCTCAATTATTGTGAAATTGGAAAAACAGTCGAGGACCTAGCACACGACAATGACAAGTACATAGGTGAGGATGCATTCCGACCGTTTGGTCACTACAGTGCCGATTTTCATGTGGCATTTTTCAATCACGATCTAAGCCTCAAACTGCCAGGCATGCAACAGTACATTGATCAACACCAAGATTTTTTTCTTGCTCATGGCATCACAAGTGTGTATAATGCAATAGCACAACCGCTACGTTTTCCTGTGGCAGATTTGCAGTATACCGGACAACCACAACAACTCATACAAGAAATAGCACGCCAACAACGGGTGCTCAAAGTCACTATACAATGAAACGATGCACTATACAAATTCGAGATGAAGTAAACATCAAGCTAGACGGCATAGACTTAGATGTGCGCAAGGCCTTGGTCAATGCATTCAAGTACGATGTACCTTATGCAAGATACTTGCCAGCAGTGAGACTGGGAAGATGGGATGGCAAAGTAAGCTACTTCCAATTGGGTGGTAGCACATACACCAATCTCTTGCCAGAGATCATGCCCATTCTAGAACGCTACAACTACGACATTGAACTGGATGACCAAAGAGAATACTCTACCACATTTGAGTTTGCTCAAGTCACAGAACAAACTTTTGCACACAAGACCTGGCCCAAAGGACATCCTGCAGAAGGGCAACCTATCTTGTTGCGTGACTATCAGGTAGAAATTGTGAACAACTTTCTAACCAACCCGCAGTGCATACAAGAAGTAGCCACTGGCGCAGGCAAAACAATCATGACAGCGGCCTTGAGTGCCAGCATAGAGCCATATGGCAGGTCGATTGTGATTGTGCCCAACAAGAGTCTAGTCACACAAACAGAAAAAGACTATTGTAATCTTGACTTGGATGTAGGTGTTTACTTTGGTGACAGAAAAGAACACGGGCGCACACATACCATTTGCACTTGGCAGAGTTTGAATGTGTTGCTGAAGAATACCAAAGCAGGCGTAGGCGAAGCAACCATCCAGGACTTTATTGAAGATGTGGTATGTGTGATGGTGGACGAAGTACACATGGCCAAAGCAGATGCGCTCAAAACACTGCTGACCAGTGTGATGGCCAGAGTGCCAATTCGCTGGGGGTTGACCGGTACTGTGCCCAAAGAAAAGTTTGAAAGCCAAGCACTGTTGGTCAGCCTAGGACCTGTGATCAGCAAACTCAGCGCCAACGAACTGCAACAACAAGGCGTGCTGGCGCAGTGCCATGTGAATATTGTGCAGTTGCAGGACCATGTGGAATACTCCAACTACCAAAGCGAGCTTAAATACCTGTTGGAAGAGTCGGGCAGGCTGGATGCCATGAGTGAACTCATACGCCATGTGAATGAAACAGGCAACACATTGGTGCTTGTGGACCGCACTGAATGCGGTCGACAACTTGTTGCAAGATTAGGTGACAAATCTGTATTTGTTAGCGGTGCAACAAAAGGAACAAAAAGACAAGAAGAATATGACGAAGTGGCTGACAGTGTTGATAAGATTATTGTGGCTACCTATGGTGTTGCCGCTGTGGGTATTAATATCCCTAGGATTTTTAATTTGGTTCTTGTGGAACCCGGGAAAAGTTTTGTCCGCGTTATCCAAAGCATTGGACGTGGGATAAGAAAAGCCGAAGACAAAGATCATGTTCAAATCTGGGACATAACTTCAACTTGTAAATTTGCCAAGCGCCACTTGACCAAGCGCAAACAATTCTACAAAGAAGCCAACTATCCTTTTACTCAGGAAAAATTAGAATGGATGAAAATAAAATAACCATTGCAGTGTGTGGCGAAAGCTTCTGTACTGCTTGCATAGTTGAGCTTAAAGAAACAGGAGTACGAGGACATTTTAGTCAGATACTTGAAGATCAGTACGGCTATAAAATTTTGCAGTTTGCACATGGAGGATTTAGCAACACGGGAATAATGTTTCAAATACAAGAAGCAGTAAAGCATCATCCTGACGTAATTGTTTATAATAAGACTTGGGCCAGTCGTGTTAACATAAAATTGAGAGATGGATTTATTCCTGATTTGGGACTAAAAAATTTTGTATATTTTAATTCGCACATGCCCAGCACACACGAGCCCTGGGCTGGCACCCAAGAGGCCTGTATTTTAAGCACAGTGGCTCAAGGGTTAGAAAATCATTCAATAGTTTCCTTTGAAAAATTACAAGCCACAAAACAGTATCTTACTGAGATATTTGATTATGATATGCAACAAGTTTTAGACAACTGGTTATTTGAATATTGGCATGCCAAAATTACAACAGCTGGTATTTTACCGTTGTGTTTTAATGACGTAGATGTTGGTAAAATTGCTTACGACTTTAGCCAGGCCAATCAAACAATTGATTCACCGTTTCACACAGATCGTGACACACAAGAGCAGGTGGCTGCTAATATTCATCGTAAAATCGTTGACAATCTGCCACAAATCAAGTAAAATGATAATATGAGAATACTAACACTTGACAATGCCACTTATGATTTAGATCACCTGCCAGAAGAAGTAGATGACATGCGTTTTGCAATACTAGACAATTCAAACCCAGCCGAACCCGACTACCATTTTATCCCACTGATCTTTTTGGAAAGTTTTAATGCTCCTGCCCTTGTGTTACGCATCGGGGAACATACCATAAAGATGCCCATGGATTGGCAGATACTAATTGGTGAACCCGACGTTGGAGACTTGGAAGTGCTGCCACTTACATCAATCAACGATCGTGGGTTTAAAGTATTTCAGTTCAATCCACTGACCAGTTTCCGTCCCAGTTTCCCAGACATCGAAATTCTAGATGTGTATCATGAAGTGTCATGGTATGCACCCAAACTCAAGAACGGTCAACTGTTGGCTGTGCCTGTAAGTGACGGTGCAGATCCTGACTGTGTGTATTTTGTCAAAGACGTCAGCCGTAATTGCGAGATTGTGGACTACAACAAGGCCTGGTAATGCCCTACACTGAACCTGAACTATTTGAAATCATCAATCGCTTGGCCAGAGTGTATCTGGAAAGTTATCCCAACGACCGCGAAGGTCTAGAGCGTTTTCTACGTTGGGCACATTTACAATATGGCTACCAGTATGGGCAGTCTTAAACCGGGTGCTACATACATCTACGAACGCAACGGCAATGAAGTGTATGCCCGAGAGTTTGGTGCTGATCCTGCTGACCGTGTGCTGGTTGGATATGGACATGACCCTGTGACTGGGCATAAAATAGACTACGATAAAAGAACCAGCGACGGCCGACCTTTGTTTGATCACATGATGGAAGATAAGATGTGGGGCGAGATTCGGCGAGCTGCTCGAACCAATCCCACTTTACAAGATGCACTGGAACGTGCTATAATGATTTATAAACTGACCAAAACAGATGAGCGATAAACTAACCATTGCTAATGAGATGAAGATGTTTGACCGCAAGGTTAGATCATTCTATGACGACCTCACCGCAGAAGAAAAGAAAAAGTTTTCAAACTATCTCATGATACGTTGGGGTTCGGCGGTAGAAGGCTCAAGAGAACTGCAAGAGTTTTATGTAATTGCCGCCAACGAACGACTGAACAAGCACTTCTTTAACGTAAGCAAACATCCAAAACTGCAATGGTTGATGGCCACTAGTGTGAGTCCAGATCTTGGTACACAGCGTCATCCTTGGATTGCCCCTAAGAAAAAACAAGCTGGACTCAGTGCCAAACGCAAAGCACTGATGGCAATGTATCCACATTACAAAGATGATGAGATTGATGTGATGGCAGCTATAACAACACAAAAAGAAATTGACGCATACAATCGTGCTGCCGGCAATGAAAAATGATACAGCAATTGATTGTAAACGGATGTAGTTATACACATTCTTATGCATTGGGCAATGGGCACATTGATCTAGCACAGCGGTTAGATATAGCACACGCCAACAGTATTGCCATCAGCGGCAGTGCCAACAGCAGAATACTTCGAACCACCCTCAAGCATAGTTACACTGCACCGCCAACTTTGTATGTGCTGGGCATGACATTTCTTAGCAGATTAGAAATACCCATTTGTGAACCAGAGAATGATTTTGAAGGACGATGGGTAAATCCGCAAAATCAAGAGTTTGCTTACAGATGGCAAACCGGCTGGAACCAAAAAGAGTCTGAGCAGTTTGTGAACACCAAACTCAAAACTGAAGTATACAGCATTTTGGATCGCACCGAAGATCTCATGTACCGCATGCTCAGCACAATTGACAGTTTGAAATCTAGAGGACATCGAGTGCTGATGTTTCAACAAGCTGATGATTTGTATCACGAATATCTAACAGATCCTAGATTGAGTTTGTTTTGTTGCCCAGAAATTATCAATGGATATCAATGGCGAGCAACTGCTTGGCAAGCTGCCCAAGGCGTAGAACCCAAAAAGTATCCGCCGGGCTCTCCTTATGTTCCTCCAGACATGACACATCCGGCAATAGGGCATCATGCAACGCTTAATGAATTCTTGACAAATTACATACAAGAGTATAAAATACTACAATGACACAGTGCCAATACTGCAAGAAAGACTTTGCTCGAGAAACCAGTCTGGCGGTGCATGTGTGTGAACCCAAAAGGCGCAGACAGGAACGAGCAGAACGTGGAGTTGAACTGGGGTTTCAAGCCTACATACGTTTTTATGAAATGAGCCAGGGTTCAGCCAAGCTCAAGACCTTTGATGACTTTGCTGACTCACCTTACTATCGTGCGTTTGTAAAGTTTGGACGCTATTGCGTGAGCACAAGAACCATCAATCCCAAACAGTTTCTTGAATGGCTGTTGAAGAACAACAAAAAGATTGATCGCTGGGCGAGTGATCAACTGTACACAGAATATCTCATACAGCATTTGCCTGTGGAGAATGTGACGGATGCACTGGCACGAGCTGTGGAGTTTGGCATGGACTGGGCAGAGAAAAATTCAGCACAGCCGCAGGACTGTTTGAGATACGGCAGCACTCCGGCCATGTGCTATGCAGTCACAACAGGTAGGATATCACCCTGGGTGATTTACAATTCAGAGTCAGGGCAACGGTTCTTGGGTGAACTCACTCCTGATCAGATCAGCCTGGTATGGCCTTACATTGACTCAGATGTGTGGCAAAAGAAGTTTCATAACTACCCTGCTGATCAAGAGTACGCAAAAGATATATTGAGCAAGGCAGGCTGGTAACATGGCAACAGTAATATTTTTAACACTCATACTATTACAAATCAAACATTGGTACATTGACTTTGTGGATCAAGATATGGTAGAGGTCAAGCACAAAGGCATCTACGGTCACTGGCTGGGCATGCGTCACAGTCTCAAACAAGGCATTGGTACAGCAGTCTGCGTTGGGCTGGTGGTAGGCCCTGCATACTGGGCAGCCAGTGTAATAATGGGCGTGATAGATGCTGTGCTACATTATCATATTGATTGGGCCAAGATGAACTGGGGCAATCGAGACCTTCAGAATCCCAGCTTTTGGGCACACTTGGGCTTGGATCAGATGGCGCATCAGTTGACTTACATTGGCCTTGTGGCTATAATAGCATTATGATTAGAAATATTAGTGGCAGCAAATACATTCAAGTGTCGGGCGGTATGCACACCAATCCATACATCAGTCCAGGTGCCAGCGGAGCAGGCATGGTGCGGTGGAGCGCCAGCATGAATTGTTTGGAAATTAATGATGGCAACTCCTGGCAACAGCTTCACTCATCACATCCTATGATTTCACTCTCATCAGACGCCGAAACCCTGTTGGATTGGGCACGAGCCAAGCGTGATGAAGAATGGCGCATTGCTGCCTTGGCAGCCAAGCATCCCACAGTGGCAGATGCCTTAGCAGCAGTTCAACTGGCCCGAGAGAAACTGCAAGTTGTAACTGCACTTTGTGGTACTGATTCAAAATGAGCGCAGACATTGACGTTGATGTGCCGGACAGAACGGCTGTGCTGAAACTTATTCAGCACACTGCCGCACGGCAACTGCATCAAGGTCAAGTGCGTAAGCACAATTCAGGCATTTATGTCACAGACATTCCCAGAGACATACCAAACGGCTGTGCGGCCATAGACTATGAGTCAGCTGAACAGCGCGGATACTTCAAAATAGATCTGCTAAACATGAGTGTGTATCAGTTGATCCGTGATCCTGCACACTATGCTGAAATGCTGGCAGCAACACCGCCATGGCAACGAC